CCAAACCCTGCTTCCGTACCAGGATCGAGTTCTACTGTGGCTGTGCAGTATTTCATCCGAGGGCTGCCGCTCGTCTGAAGGGTATCAAGAAAGCCTAGTAACGCTAAAGGCGTGGGGGAGTAACCTCCCTCACGTCCCTTCTTTTCTGAAGTGGGGTGAATTCATGGCTGTATCGGTGGGAAGTGCTGAGGTCTATTTCGCGACAAAGGTTCTGCATAACGACGAATGGGTTCAAGCTGACCCTGCTCAAAAACAACGTGCTTTAAACGCTGCCACAGAGCAGCTTTACAGGGCATACAAGGCTTATAACGCAACCACTAAAACCCTTCCCGACGAAGCTGTATATGAACAGGCTATCTGGCTGCTGCGAATGGACGATGCCGTCCGTAAGGCTGAACAGGGAGTCAAGCAGGTGTCTGTCGGTGGGATCATGGTGTCCGTTGATAATATCGATCTCAAGGTCGCTCCGCAAGCCGCTTTGATCCTGGGCCGTCGAGTAGGCAGGACGGTGATTGACTAATGATCCCGTTAAATCAAACTATCAAGATCAAAAAGGCCAGCAGTGTAGACGAGTGGGGCCAAACGATTCCAGGGCAGGCCATAACATATAAATGTAGGCTCGACCAAAACTCCGAACTCGTCCGAGATGGTGACGGCAAAGAGGTAGTCTCCAAAGCTCAGATTCTTCTAAAAGGACTTGTTAAGGTCGCTTATACCGATACCGTCGAATTCACAGACGAGGCCGGAAACATATATGCTCATCCTCCATTAACTATCTCCGTGATTAGAGACTTCACAGGAAAGCCTCTTTTTACAAAGGTCGTGGTCTAAATGAAAATCGAAATCGATATGGGAGACGTTCTCCGAAAACTTTCAAAAATCAACTGTAAAGCAACCGAAGCAATGGAACAGGCTTTAAATGACTGTGCCGACGACCTCGTTCGGGTGTCCTCGGAAATCGCTCCCCACGACAAAGGTATTCTGGAGAAGTCCCATGCTAAAGAGGTAAAGGTGGTCGGGGTGAAGGCAGAGGCGATAGTCTCTTACACAGTAAGGGAACGGAATTCCAAAGGCAACTTTAACTACGCTCTGTATATGCACGAAGGAGTCTACGACCTGGGCGAAGGTTCCCGACGCAAGCCTGGGACTTCCGGTATGTCCGGTAAGCATTACGATGTCGGCAGCAAGTACCTTACCAGACCCCTTGAGGGTGAGAAAGAAGCTTATAAAAAACACATTGAGGAAAAGGTTCATAAGGCGATCACGTAGAGGGGTGATCATTTGTACACGATCGACCTGTTAGGCTACATTAGCGGTAATGTTCCCTATACCTATTATCCGAACGCTTTCCCGCCGACTTCTCCCGACGAGTGTGGGGTCGTGAGGATGACCGGCGGAGGCTCCCCAACCGGAACACTGACCCGACCTTCTTTCCAGATTCTTATCAGGGCAAAGCATCCGAGTGACGCGGAGGAAAAAGCCTGGGAAGTCTTCGGGTTCTTTAAATTAAAACGTAACTTTGACGTGGGGAGTACCCACGTTATTTATTGTAACGCTCAACAGTCCTCCCCTTTGTTTATCGGGATGGACGATAACGGGCGTTATCTATATTCCGTGAACTTTATAACGATTTCGGAGGTGTCTTAAAACAATGGCAAAAGTGGCTGGCGTGGATGTCCTGGTTAAAATCGAAGACTCTGCGACTCCTGGAACTTACGTAACCCTCGGAGGCCAATCTGGGGCAACTTTGAACCGTTCGACCAACACTATCGACGCAACCTCGAAAGACGCTAATGGCTGGGCTGAGAATCTGGCTGGCGTTAACTCCTGGAGTATCGACTGCGAAGGCTTTATCGTAGCTTCCGACGCTGCTTATGGAGACCTGGAGGATGCCTGGGAAGGCCGGGACACTGTTAATGTTCAAATCCTGATGCCTTCCGGCAAGAAGTACACGGGTAACGCGATTATTACCGACTTCCCAAACGAGTACCCACAGGACGGAGCTGCTACCTTCTCCCTGAGCCTGACCGGTACTGGAACTTTGGCGAAGGTTGCTTCCTAGTAAATTAACTGACCTATTTTTGTGGGGAGGCTTTTAAGTGGCAAATAAAAACCGTGGATACGTTGAGATCGAACTGGATAAGGTGAGAACCTTGCGATATAACCTGAACGCTCTCGCTGAACTGGAGGATAAAATAGGAGTCCCTCTGTCAGCACTTAATAACCTGAGTATGGGCATGAAGCAGATCAGAGCTTTCCTGTGGGCTGGCTTGATCCATGAAGACCCGGACCTTGACGAAAAGACCGTGGGTGAACTGGTGGACGTTGACACAATGGATTATATTAGCCAGAAAATCGGTGAGGCTTTCCAGGGAGCTACAAGAAAAAACTAGCAGAGGCCGAAACCGAGAGCAGCAACAAGGAAAAGGGCCGGGACGATTTCGACTGGCAAGAATTAAAAAAGGCTGCTTTCGGTATCGGCAGTCTCAAACCTGACGAGTTCTGGACGCTGACACTGGTCGAAGTGCTGGATGTGATCGAAGCTGTGGCGAACGAAAAAGCTCGGCAGATAGAGACTGAATACCATCGTACAGCGTGGCTCGCTATGCACATTATGAACACTCAGGGAACGCTCAAGCGACCTGTAACGCTTGATAAACTGCTGGGTAAGAAGAAAGCAGCAAAGAAACAGACAATCGAAAACAGGGAGAAAGCGTTCAATGATCTAATGAAAAAATTCGGGCATTCGGAAAAGTAACTTCGCATTTTGTTTATACTGTGAATTATACAACTCGAAGTCCAAGGATAACTAAATCCTTTTCTCTGCCATCAAGAACAGCTACTTTGGGTAAATAACCCCATTGTTCAAAATTAAATTTCAGGAATAATTGTAAGCTTGGTTCATTGTGTCCAAAAATGAATCCTAAGATTGTTATAATTCCTAATTTTGGTGACTCATCAATTGCCTTTGCCAGTAATTTTTTACCTATACCATTTCCTCGGTGCTCTTCAGCAATATAAATGCTAACCTCAGCGGTAGAATTATAGGCTGGCCTATTATAAAAAGAAGAGAAACTTAACCAACCCAAGGTATTACCCCCGTCCTCTACAACCCATATAGGACGATTATTTGGGTTATGTTCACGAAACCAAGCTAACCTACTTTCAACTGTTACCGGGGTAGTGTCAGCCGTAACCATTCTAGGAGAGCGTTGCAGAAAGGCTGTTTTTTTTGAGCTCACAGCTACTTTTCAAATTTCAAAAACACACACAGGTATATATTGGTAATAATATTGGTCGAGCCTTATAATACAGTGCTTAATTCAAGGTGTTTACCCTCTATTTCCTCTTATTACCTATTTCAGAGCAGACTAATCCTACATAGCTAGAGGTAGAGGAGCTTTGGTAATATTTGTTATCGCAGCGCATGTGTCAGACTTAAGCTGATTTTGTTCCGTCATTAACTTCCAGTAGCGCTTGAAGTTTACTATAGCGCCAATTAGTAAAGCCTGGAGATAGACTTTGGCTTTGCCAATATAGCGGGCCTGGCGAAGACCATGATGCACCATATCTGCTTGCTTGTTTTCAATCTTGCATCGCTGGGGGTATTCGTTTTTGAATTCTTCGGTTTGCTGAAAGACACGCGCTTTTTGCAAGTGCCGTTCATATTGGTTTACTGTGATGGTACGTCTGCCTTTTTTGCTTTTGGTACACTGGTTTAGCAGCGGGCAGTTTTGGCATTGTTCCTGGGAAAAAGCAAACACTTTTAGCTGATTTGTTTTCTTGTGGTATATTTTCTCAGCCGCTATTTTACCGGCAGGGCACTGACAAGTTTGGGCATCTAAATCTATGGTAAAGGCTGACTTGGGAAAACAGCCGTTTCGTCCAAGGTCTGTGGGTACAGGGCAAATTATTTTAACCTGGCGCTTTTCCATCTCTTCTCTGTTTTGGCCTGTACCATAAGCCATGTCACACAAGACTGTATCCGGCTTTCGCTCTTCGGGCTGCTCGTCCATTAACACAGCGGCTGCTTCGGAATCATGAATATTGCCTGGTGTGACTTCGATTTCGGTAATGAAGTTATTATCGGTTTCCATGGCTGTATGGGTTTTGTACCCATCAAATCTGCGGGCGCTGGATTTGCGGCCATGCCGCATCTCCGGGTCGTTGGTTGAAATAATCCGGTCTTTGGCCACTCCTTGCTTTATTTTGACTGTACCGTCTTTTTGTTGCTCTATATCCTGGATGGCTACAGTGGCTAAAATGTCTCTTAATTCCTGTTCTTGTTTGCTAAGTTTCAGTTTGTCTGCTATCTCAACTATCTGCAAGGCGTCCTGGCACAATTCATTAAGTAATTTATTGCGCTCGGCGGGATCTTCCCAGTTAATTTTTGGTTTGGTTCTGCTCTGATAATCAAGATATAAAGGCTTTGGCAGCAGTGTGATCAGGTCTAACCGTTTGTGTATGGTTATTAGAAGTTTTCTGATAGCCATCCGGATTAGGGTGTAGGTATCCTGCAGCGCGCCGGCTCCCAGTACGTAGGTTGAATCCATTATTTGTTTGGCGCAGTTGCCAGGGAGTAGCCCTTTGGCTATTGCCGCTTCCAGGATCTTTTCAAAAGCGGTGCGTTCTTTCTCATGTAATAATAACCTTGCCCGGAACCTGGATAGGGCACTGTAGTTAAAGCCGGATTCTGCGATCGAAATACCCAGAGCTACCTTCCAGCGCAAGTCGTAACGGGCGCGGTTTTCTGCTTCCCGGTCGGAAACCTTGTCGTAAAATTGCAGTAAAAGCACTTTAATTAAACGGCTGGGCGGTATAGAGGGCCGTCCGGAAAAAGAATATGCATCGGCAAACAGTTCGTCTTTGAATATCTCGTTTGCCTGGGACAGGCCATAGTAAATGCTGTTTTCAGGGACTATGGGCTTTTGCTCCCATGTTTGCAGGGTATCTATATCTGTGAAACTGAGTTGGTTCTTTTTATGGCCCAGCATTTTAGATTACCACCTTGTATCTTTTAATATCTTTAATATTCGCCGTAATGCTGGGATATCCTGCCTTGTAATTGTTCTTTGCTAGATTTTTATGGATTTAGTGGGCTTATTAAGGGAGTTTTGCAACACTCTCCTAGAAGGGATGGTGGAATTATAAATATCAACGATAATGGGTAGATCGTTTTCAGTAGCAAGTCTTATATTCAAAGTTGACTCCCCCAGCATTTTGATTATATCATACTATATTTCCCATAACAGTTATTACGTATTTTAAAGATGTAACGACAAAACGGGTTTACTAATTTTGGTCAGAAGAATATCCAAAAATTCGACGAGGCGTAAAGCCTCGTTTTTCTTTTGTCCGTAAGGAGGTGATAAAACGGTGTCCAGTCTGGGCGAAGTAGTCGTAAAGGTTACCGCTAACATAAACGAATTCAAGGCAAACCTCCAGGAAGCTCAAACCAAGCTTGACGGATTCGGAACCAAGATCAAAACAACCTCCGAGAACTTCGCGACTGTCGGTAAGGTAGCCGGGATCGCCGGGGCTGCTGTGGCTGCTGGACTCGGATTCGCTGTAAAGACAACAGCCGACTTCGACTCGCAAATGTCTAAAGTTAAAGCTCTGTCTGGGGCGACGGAGGAACAGTTCAAGTCGCTGCGTGACACTGCCATCGACCTGGGGGCCAAGTCGGTATATTCCGCGAGTGAGGCTGCCGAGGGTATGTCCATCCTGGCCGCCGCTGGCTTAAACAGCGAGCAGGTTATCGCTGCCATGCCGGGACTCCTGGACGCTGCTGCCGCCTCCGGCGAGGACTTCGCGAACGTCTCCGACATCATGGTTTCCGCTATGTCTGGATTCGGGATGGAAGCTAAAGACATGGGACATATTGCCGACGTTCTGGCCTCCGCTGCGAACGCTTCCTCGATCTCTATTTCGGACATCGGTTATTCGCTGAAATATGTCGCACCAGTCGCCAAGACAGCAGGCCTGAGCATTGAAGAAGTGTCCTCTGCTCTGGCCATCCTGGGTAATGCCGGGATTAAGGCGGAGACAGCGGGTACGAGCTTGAGAATGTCCTTGACTCAGTTAGCGGCTCCTCCGAAGGAAGCTGCTGAAATGATTGAAAAGCTCGGTATCAAGGTGACGGACACAGAAGGAAAACTATTACCGCTAAAAGACCTTATAGGGCAGTTAAATGAAAAATTTGGTGGACTGACTCAAGCTCAGAAAATGGAAGCAGCTTCAACCATATTCGGGACCAATGCTATGTCCGCCATGCTCACGTTGATCGACGCTGGGCCGGATAAGCTAGACGAATTAACCCAGAGCTTCAAAAACGCTGACGGTGCGGCTAATCAAATGGCCGAGACAATGACCGATAATTTAAGCGGTTCCATTGAACAGCTTAAGGGAGCTGCTGAGTCCGCTCTGATCTCTATCGGTTCCACTTTGTCTCCTGCTATTAGGAAGGTAGCCGAAGGGATTCAAGCTATGGTCAACTCTTTTAACAGTCTTCCCGATCCAGTTAAGAATTCGATCGTAACAATTGTCGCTGTGGCTGCTGGAATTACCCTTCTGGCTGCCGGGATCGGTTTAATTATAGGCTTTTATACCAACCCTTGTCGCAGGGTTCTCCGCTCTCGCTGGAGTGGGTTCTGCTCTGGCTGGGGCTTTTGCTTTTATTTTAAGTCCTGTCGGTCTGTTTATCGCTGCTATCGCTGCCGTTATCGCCATCGGAGTGCTTTTATATAAGCATTGGGACGAGATAAAGGCTTTCGCGATTTCTGTATGGCAGTCGATAAGCGACTTTATTGTCGGGATCTGGACGGGGATCGGTTCCTTCTTGACTAATACGTGGCAGGGTATCAAGGATACCGCGAACGCATTTATCGAGGCTGTAAAAGGGTTCTTTACCGCTGGATTTGAGACTGTATCGGAAACTGTATCGACCGTCTGGAGCAAGATCGACGGAGTATTTAAAGCGTACACCGGAACGATCCAGGCTGGCATTACTGCTTTCTGGGAAGCCCTCAAGGTAATTACTACGACGGTCTTCCTGGCTATTTATTACGTAATTACAGGCCAATGGGATAGGATCGGGGAAGTCTTCTCCGTTGCTGCAAATAAGCTCCAAGGTATCGTCGATACCTTCTGGAACACGGTAAAACAGCTCTGGTCTGACGCTTTTAACCAACTGCTAAACACAGCCTCGGAGACCTGGAAGGCAATTAAGAACCTGTGGAAAAACAGCCTTGAGAGCTTGAAGAACTGGTGGGCTAATGCCTGGGATAACATCTGGAACACGTTTAACAACGCATGGAATACCATTCTTGAGGTGTTTAATAACGCTCCAGGGCAGATCGCCGACGCTATGAGGCGGATCGCCGATAACGTCTGGAACACATTCACTTCGATGGCCGATGCTGCTTATGATGCTGGGTGTGACCTTATTTATGGCTTTATTGACGGGGTAGGGGCGATGGCCTCCGCTTTGTATAACAAGGTGAGAAACGTCGTGAGTAACGCTGTGCAAGCTGCAAAAGACTTCCTGGGGATTGAGTCTCCCTCGAAGGTCTTTAAGTCTCTCGGTGTTAATACCGTCAAGGGCTTTGCTATCGGTCTGGACAAGACTTCGGGCTTCGCTGTGAGGGCTGCGTCGGGCATGGTCGAGGGTGTGGTCTCCGCTGTTGAGGGTATGAGCTTTACTCCTGGTACGGTAGCGTTCGCCGGGGCCGGGGCTGCTGCCGGTAACGGGTACACTCCGATTCATGTAAATCAACTTGTTGTCCGTGAGGAAGCGGACATCCAGAGGATCGCTGAAGAACTGTACCGACTTCAGAAACGGGGCCAACGGGCAAAGGGGGCCTACTAATGGCTTTTACATTTAACGGGGTAAGCAGCACGACCCACCTTATTGAAAATAAAGTTCATCATACAATCCTGGCTCCCCTAACTTCCCGTAATTTAAAGGTTCCCGGCAGGGCTGGGGTATACGACTTCGGGGTGTCTACCGGGGCCAGGGAGATTGTGATTGACGTAACCATTAAGGGAACCTCACAGGCTGATCTCAGGACGAAAGTTCGGACAATCGCTTCCTGGCTATTCCAGGACGACCTCAAACCCATGGTATTCTCCGATGAACCAGATAAAACGTATTACGCTCGCGTAGCTGGCTCGACCGATTTAGAGCAGATCGTCGCTGTGGGCCAGGGTGCTATTACCTTTATCTGTCCCGACCCTTTCGCCGAGGGAGCCTCTGTAACCCAGACCTTTGCCTCTGGGGCCGCAATTACAAACAACGGAACAGCGAAAATATTCCCTATTTTTACTGTTAACTTTACCGGGGCAGCGAGTTCCTTCAAGGTGATGAAAGGGACTCAGCAGGTTTACGTTAACAAGTCCTTTGTTATCGGTGACGTTTTGGTTATCGACCATAGAAAAGCTCTCGTAACCGTAAATGGGTTAAGGGTTATGGATAAGGTTGACCTCTCGACCGTCTTTTTCTACCTGGGGCCGGGAGGAACGGTTCTGGCTTTTGCTCCGACTACGAACTTAACTGTTCAAGTGGATTTTAAAGAGAAATGGTTGTAGAGATGGTGTGCAAAATCTTTATACTGCGACACTCTAGAAAGAAACATAAACCATCTCCATGATTAAGCTGAGTGAACTCTATCAATCTTGTTTATTTTTATTGTTTATTGAGAATCCTATTCTTGAACTCATAATACTAGTAGTCTGTTAACTCTTAAACTGTGGATAAAGCCGCTTTAATTTGGTTCTTGCATCAGCGGTCGTAAATTGCCAGTCAACACCTTTTTGATTTCTATTTCTTGCGGTTTCCCAAACTGCCAGTT